CGTACCCGGTACCCGCTGCGCTAATTTCCGCGGCCGTTACCGCGCCGGCCTGTAGCACCTCGGAAACAGCAAACCGGGCACCGCCGCTACCGGCTGTAAGGATGTTACCTACGGCGTAGCCGCTGCCGGGGCTGTTAATCGCATAACTAGTGATCGCCTGTAGTTCCGTCGTGCCGATCATCAGCTTGCGCGGCCGGGGGCTCTGGCTGAAATAGAGCGCCGCCGCTTGGTACTCCGGTGTTTCAGTCGTAAATCCATCTTCCAGTATGGCGTCCAGACTTTCGTACAGCCGGAAAGCGTCTGCCGCGGGAATAATCGCGCTGCTGCCGACGATCATCCCGGTATCAAAGGCCCGTCGGGGGGCCGATAAAGGCGATACCTGGACAACAACATCCACAACAGAATCTAAACTTAGTGTAGCCATTTATGCACCTCCGTGCGTTTTTGTATTTTCATCGACGATGACTACCGTCGAATCGGTTATGCCAGGTTCAGGACTATTCTGCACGATAACCTCAGCAGATTTGAAATACGGTACCGTGCTGTCATAGCGGAGCTGTTCATTGAAACTGGCTGCAACGTCTGCCCGCTCCCACCAGCGCCCGCCGAACAGTTCGGGCAGACGCTGCGGAGTCGTAACGCGCGGGATTAAGAATATTTGATCGTCTGTCAAGGGCTGGCGGTATGGCTCCTCATACAAAAGTCTGCGGATCCTGTTAGCGTTGTTCCAGCTATTCGGGCCATACAACAGCCAGTGCACGCGAATGACGCGGGTCTGGGCCGTGGTCTCGTTCGCGTTATCTTCATCCCCGGCCGTCAGAATCGTGTCGCGGATAATATTGATTTCGTCGTCCTCTTCCCCGACCCGGAGAAAAGCGACATCCTGGTCGATCTTCCAGGCCGGCGCGCCTTCGGTCGGCCAGGAAATGCGGACCGGCATAAAGGCAGGCGGGCTAACCGGATCGCTGTATGCGGCGGGATTAAAGCCCAGCATCATCATCGTCACTCGCCAGAACAGATTTTCTAACTGTTCGGTTGTCAGGAATAAATCCGCCATTTAATCACCTACAATCCGCTCCGCCAGGGCCTTGTGATAGCCGTAGTCCGTATAGGGCCATAATTGAAACACCCGGTACCGCTCATCGCGCCAAACGATTTCATCCGCGGTACCGGTTTCACTGGTCAGCCGTAATTCTTCTGTATCATAGATCGCGATGATTCCCTTTACCCGGTCGCCCTCCGGCACTTGCAGCAGGTCCTTCGTAGTGGCCGTAGTAATCACGCCGCTGCGCGGGTATTCCTGCTCGGTCGTCTGCGGCCGGCCGCCTATATAGACGGTTGTTTTTCGGTACAGCGTATAGGGCTGACAGAAATCAGAGTCGTGAATCATTTCAGCGACATTAATCATCCTTCTCACCCACCACGTAAGTAATCGCCTGCCGTAGCGCGCCGGTATCGATCAGCGGCCGGTCACTGCCTTTGGCCTTGATCGTAGCAGGGCTATTTTCCGGCCAACCATTTTCCGGGTCCGTGAAATACGCCTTGGCTTTATTCGCAGCAAACATACCGGCGCGCTCCAGGCTCATCAGCGCTGCTTCTTTGTCGCCATTCAAAGCGTGACGCATAGCGGGTTTCAGTTTTTCCGCTATCGCGTCTTTGTTTTTTTCGATAGCCGGTTCGATAATCGGCCTGGGTGGAGACTGCCATAGCGGCGAACCGTGCGCCTGTATGTACATTTCATAGGCTTTTGAGTACGGTTTCCCAGAATCAATAGCGGGTTGCATTTCCTTGCGCATTACACCGGCCCGTATGCCGTGGGTATGAATGTACGCCAGTTCGGCATTGTTGATTTTTTCATCCTTCCGGTTGAGGCTCCCGTGATTCTTTTTATTGATATCACCGCGGCTGGAATCCGCTTCGGGGATACCGACGTATACATCCAGATTCCCCAGATCCGCCATAATCTTTTTCAGGATATTAGGGTCGCCCTTAGCCGTGACGGCCACCGTGCCCTTTACCATACGTACATACCACCTATCCCCGCAATCTTCGCAAGTGTCGCGTATTGCTGGCCGTAGGTGGTCAGATTCCACGCGGCCCAACCATCCAGGCCCTGGGCGATAGCGGAAAAGTCGTAGCTAACAGACACATCACCAACCGATTTACTAGACAACAGCCCCTTTGCTTGCCCCGCAGCCACAACCTGGGCAGCCGTGCTGTTGGCGTCGGACAGGCTTTGCAAATACAGCGTCAAAAAGTGCGCGACAAATAGGCTCATGGCGAACTTCCAGCGTTTATGCCAGCGGGCTTCCTTTACTACCGCGCCCGCCAACTCGATATACATCTCAATGACCAGCGGGTCCACCAAATAAGTAATCGTCGGCTCCCCCTCGGGATCTTCTGCCGGTGTTTCCCTGGGCCCGAAGGCCGGGTATAGGGCGTAGAAATCTTCCACGGTATATGGCAGGTTCTCCCCGGTGCGCAAATTAGAAGCGGCAGCAATGATGCCCGCGCTGCCGCTGTCATAGGTGTACACGGCTATTTCCCTTTAGCGGCAGACTTTGCCGGTGCTTCGGTTTCAACCGCTTTCTCGTCCTTCGCCGTTTCCGTTACCGTGATATCGCCGTCCTTAACGCCCCAGCCGAATATCGGGTCTTTTGCCGCCCAATCGGGTACGTCGGTAAAAGAAAGTGGCTGGGTGACAACTTTCTCCCCAGCCGCGTTTTTAAATTCGAATGCCTTTTTCGTAAAAATTCGCATAGGGCCCTCCTTAAATACCGTCCGCATAACGGATAGGCTGGTAATAGATGATTTGTACCTGTCCTACATTGCCCACATACAGGCTATCGTAACTGGCCGTATCGACATTGGGCTGGGTCATGACGCGGGACAGCGGGACCGGCACCGGCATATTGATGAACCGTTTGTCATTGACGTAGGCCACCATGCGGTTCGTACCACCGGTCCCCGCGCTAATGCACCACCGGCATTCGCCGATGAACAGGTTTACGCCCTTCTGCTTTGCGATGTTATTCGCAAGCAGAAATTCCAAGATGGTCTTGTCAGCGCCAAGCGATACCTTAGTGCTGGCGATATACGCATAGTTAGCCGGATCAATTAAAATGTGGTTCGGTACTGCGGACTGGTCATACTGCGCTGCCGCCCAGGCGTCGACAATCACTGTATTCACGTCGTTCAAAATCTCATCCGGCGTTTTCTGTTTCCAGAGCGTGGACGCGGATTCTCCGGCTGCTACCGATCCCGCCGTAACGCCAGGATGATTCAGCAGGCCCTGTGTGCCATACGCGGCCTGCCCCTGGTAGGTATTGATATCCATGTATTTGTCCCAGTCTAAACGAATGCCCGTATCGTATATTTGTTCCAGACTCCGGCCCGTAACTTTGCCGCGCTCCATATCTACGAATTTGATCTTCATAGCGACTTCATACGGGAACACCTTGAACAGGTCTTTGTCCATGTTGGCTTGAATCAGGCGGACGTTGTTCTGCACGCCGCCTACCGCGTCCGCCTGGCCCCCGGACACGGCATAGTCCACATTCACTACAGATGTGGTTTCTACCCATCCGCCGCCGCTTTCAATCGGGATGTCACGCGGGTAGGTGGTCGAGGTGAGCGGTTCGCGGAGTGTCGGATCCAATTTTTCCAGCTCGCTCACTAAAAAAGCATTGCCGCCGGAAATCGCGGCGGCGTCCATCGTCATCGAGCGCATGCCGACTGGTTTAGGAATGCCGGGCGCGCCGTCAAGTGTGTAGGTCTTTTTCATGTATTCGTATCCTCCTTATACGCTCTGCCGCGTTAAAATGGTCAACTCAGCCACGTCGTTTGCGTCCTTTAGCGTAGCCCATTTCGCGTTAGTGAGCTGAATGGTATTCGTGCCATCAGCAGCGGCTTCAAAGCCGCCGACAACCCCCGCGGGAATAGCTTCGTTTGCGGCGATACGAATATAGACCGCGCCGCCGATCGTGGGCGTACCCACGTTCACATTCACTGTCACACCGCCGCGCTCCAGGACGTCAACCGGTTCCTGATCGGTGTAAAAGGCACGGTTCTGCGTCAGATACTGCGTAGCACCCTTGATACGCCGTACCGCTACCCCGGCGAACTGGTCCACCGTGTTAGCCGCACCGAATTTCTGCGTTGTGCCGTCGGTGTTTACGATGACGGGATCGCCGAAGTAGATATCATCGGTACCGGCTTTCAGAGGCCGCGTCCGGGTGATTTCGTCGCCCAGACGGGCGATTGTACCGGGGTATCCGTAATTAAAACTGATTCCTATTGCTTTACCAGGCATTATTTACCCTCCTTCGTGTTCATGTGCGGATTCCGCTTCGCGCAATTCTGCCCGAATGCGCCGGAATCATCGACTTTTGAGTCTGCTGTCTTTTTTCTCTTTAACAGTTCCGCGTAGGTGTCATAGGT